CGCCTAAGTGGGAGAGGTTCTAATACCTACCCTATCTGAAGGATTCAATAACCTGGCTTCCCTTACCTTGGAGTAGCCCAACCGACTCTCATAAATCTGAAGAGTTGATGGTCGGGTAGTACCCCAATGAAAGAGGTTAGGAGTATTCGGTTCACACCGATAAGCTCTTAGGACATCAGCGAAGGGACTTGGGTTTCCCCTAATTCCCCTTAAAGGTGTTTGATCAATAGACCTCATAACCTTCTCGTCGAAGGTTCGCTGGATATCGCTGTTTCTCCAAAGAACAGAACGAGCCAGTGTTAAATGGTGTTTACACCATTCGAAGAAGCCCAAAACATGGCTTCCCACTTCACGTTTGTCCTTTGACCATTGATCTGTGGAAATTACCGAAGCAACTAAATCGGAAACTCCATGGTTACAACCAACAGGTGGCTGTAAAGAAGCAACAGATTGATAAACACGCTTCTGCCGCCAGGTCAAAGCACGAGAGAAACGTTTGCCAAATTGCTGCATAAGAGCTAGAAAATTCTCATCATCTATATCCTTCCATTTGTAATTACGGAAGACAGATGACTCCGTCACCACAGCTCCTGCAAACTCACAAAGTTTGTTCGAAGATATGGTTTTTGAAGGAGAAGTGGGAACATCCCATTTCTCGAGAATATCCATATACCGGTGATAGACTCCGTCATCCCAGATGACAACATCGTCACCTAGAACAACAAAGTTTTCACGCCCTTTACTCAAATAGTTAAGAAGCAGGCCATGAGCGGCTGCGAAGGAAGGAAAGCTCGGGTACAAACCCATAGGCTGACCTTTCTTCCAACTAAGGAGTTCACTACCATACTCCCATCCACCTCTGGATAAAGCGTGAAACAAGCCAACTGACTCTTGCCAGAGAGTTGACTGGTTCAACTGCTTTAGCAGTTGTATCTGGAAATTCAATGGAAAGTGGTCCGTCGCGGAGTCGAGATCAACAGAATGGCAAGTTATACCAGCCTTGAGAACCTTTTGCAGCTTGGGTAAGGCCTCCTCCTGATTATGAGTATAGTCCCAAGGAAACTTTCGTAAGAGATCAAATAGTCTGCTGCCAAAAGGCTTCAGAGCCATCTGATGAATACGATAGGGACTAGCAATCCAACGTACTTTCCAACCACCGTCCTTGACCAAAGGAATTAACCTACCCGAACTTACTTGGGAGGGACCTTGCAGAAAAGGGGTGGATTGGTCCGGTATCACCAAATCACGAATGATAGGTGAATAGAAGTTCTTAAATCGGATAGAATGCATAAAGTTAGCATCATCACGGAACCATGTAAGTTCTTTTTCAAGGAACGAATCCTGGTTCACGGATGCACCTTCAAAAACAGGTGCCTTAACC